CTAAATAATGGCTGTAGCTGCAACCACAGAACTTGAATGTATCAACATAATGTTGGCTGCTATAGGAGAAGCACCTATAAATAGTCTTGTCGGTACTCTTCCTGTTGATGCTCGTATTGCTCAATCAACCCTTAATGAAGTAAACAAAAGTGTGCAATCAGAAGGTTGGTCTTTTAATACAGAAATTGATGTGACCCTTACAAGAGATGGGTCTAATCAAATAAATATTCCTATAGATGTTTTAAGAGTAGATGCCAATATTCATCAACACCCAACCATTGACCCTATACAACGTGGTTCTAAATTATATGATAGACAAAATAATAAGTTTGAATTTGATGAAGACCTAATTTGTACTGTTGTTTATTTTAGAGATTTTGATGAAATACCAGAACCAGCTAGACACTATATAAATATTCAAGCTGCAAGAAAGTTTGTTGACAGACTTGTAAGTGACCAAGCATTAAGAACTTATACAGAACAAGACGAGAGAAGAGCTAGAGCAATACTTATGGAAACAGACTTAGCAAATGGAGATCACAACTTACTAAGAGGAGATCCTTCTCTTACCAGTATCTTTGATACTTACAATCCCTCTAGTGCTTTAATTAGGTAACTATGGGCGTTATTTCAAAATCTATACCTACATTATTAAGAGGTATATCGCAATCTTCTGATGCTTTAAAGCAAGCAGATCACGCTGATATACAAGATAATGCTGATAGTAACCCTGTTCTTGGTCTTACAAAAAGATCAGGTTCGCAATTTTTAGCTTCTCTTGGTAGTTCTACTCTTGGTAATGTTCACATACAAACTATAAATAGAGATGCAAACGAAAGATATGTAGCAATATTTAGTAATGGCAATGTAAGAGTTTTTGAATTAGATGGCACAGAAAAAACAGTAAATAAACCAGATGGCACATCATATCTAAACACTTCAAATCCTAGAAGTGTAATGAAAACAGTTACTATTGCTGATTTTACTTTTGTTGTTAATACAAGTATCACAACAGCAATGGATTCAACTTTGTCAAATAGTGCTAGTAATATAACTCAAGCAATTATATTTATAAACCAAGCCACATCTAAAACAACTTATTCGGTAACTGTAGATGGTGTAACAGTTACAGATGACACAACTGGTAATGATCCTTTATCAACTGATACTGTAGCTGCTGATCTTGCGAGTGGATTAAGTTCTGGTTTATCAGGTTTTACTATTGCTAGAAATGGTCCTGTTGTTCATGTAAAGAAAAATGATGGTAGTAATTTTTCTATAGATGGTAACGATTCTCAAGGAAATACAAAGATGACTATTATAAAAGATTCAGTACAACAATTTACTGATCTACCAAATGTTTCTCCTAATGGTTATATAGTAGAAGTAAAGGGAGATGACGATACAAAATTTGACAATTATTACGTTAAATTTGTTACGAATAATGGAGGTGCTTTTGAAGAAGGACAATGGGAAGAAACTGTAGAAGCTGGCATAACATTTAAATTTAACTATGCAACTATGCCACACGTTTTAATACGTCAAGCAGATGGTAATTTTAGATTTGCAAAGGTAGATGGAGATAGTTATACAGCAAGCGGTCAAACATTCTTTTTACCTCAATGGGGTGAACGTACTGTTGGAGATGAAGTATCTTCACCTGATCCGACTTTTATAGGTAGACCAATCAATAATGTATTCTTCTTTAGAAATAGATTAGGTTTTCTTGCTGGAGATAATGTAATACTTTCAAGAGTTTCAGAATTTTTTAATTTTTTTCCAGAAACAGTTTTATCAGTATTAGATACTGAACCTATAGATGTAGCTGCATCTCATACAAAAGTTGCAATTTTAAAACACGCAGTAACTATGGGAGAAAAACTTATATTATTTTCTGAACAAACACAATTTATATTAGCAAGTTCAGCAGATAATTTAACACCTAAAACTGCAAACGTATTGGTAATAACTGAATTTGAAAGTAACGCAGCAGCACAACCTGTAGGTTCTGGTTCGTCTATTTATTTTTTAACTAAAAAAGGTGCTTTTGCAGGTATCAGAGAATATATTATTGCAGGTAGTCAAAAAATCCAAGATGCTATAAATACAACTATTCATGTACCAAGATTAATACCGAGTGGTATTTTTAAAATGGCTGTATCTAACAACCAGGATATTCTTGTTTTACTTGGTACAGAAAATTCAAACAAGCTATATATAAACAGATGGTTATATGGTCAAGATGGTAGTAAAGCATTAAACGCTTGGTTTACTTTCACATTAAACAGTAATAGGTCAATCTTAAATATTGATTTTATTGGTACTGATTTAATAATGGTTGTAGAAGAAGCTAATAGTGTAACTCTTGAAAAGATACCATTTGAAACTAACTTTAGAGAACCTAATGCAGAGTTTGAATATCACCTTGACCATAAGGTAACTGAAGCTACTAGCGGTGTATCTGTTGCTTATAACTCTGGTACTGGTCTATCTACCTTTACAGTTCCTTATAGGTTAAGAGCCAACATGAATATAGTTGGTAGATATTTAGGTAGTGGAGAGACAAGCACATTTGTAGATGCTCAAGGAAATACAAAAACTCTTGTATCAGGACAAGCACTAACGACTACTAATGCAACTGATGGTTCTACTTCTACAATTACAGCTACAGGTGATTTCAGAAATAGTAAATTTATTATTGGTGAACCTTATGAAATGCACTATAGATTTAGTCAACAAAGATTAATTCAAAGTGGGGGTGGTGCAGAGCTTATAAGTGGTCGATTACAAATACATCATTTTTATATTAAGTATGAAGATTCTGGTTTTTTCCAAGTAGAAGTAACACCTGAGAATAGAGATACATCTTTACATAAATTTACTGGTCGTTTGCTTGGTGCTGCCTCTGCTTCTATTGGTGAAATTAATTTAGATACAGGTACATTTAAAGTACCTATTATGAGTAAGTCGGATAGAGTAGACATAGATGTAAAAAACAATACGTTCTTGCCTACTTTATTAGCTAGTGCAGAATATGAAGGAGTATTTCACATGAGGAGTAGAAGGATTTAATGGGATATTTAAGAAAATCAAAACTATCAGATCTTAATTATGTATGTCAAAACATGAGACAGATGGATAGATTAGAAGGCTTATATCAGACAGGACAAGACCCAGAAGATGCTTTGCGTTTAACATACCTATCTGGTCAAACAATAATGACAATAGCTGGTGACAAGGATCAGCCTATGGGTTTGTGTGGAGTTATAAAAAATGGCTGTATATTTATGATTTGTACTGATGAATTATTTTCTAATAAAAAATATAAAATACAACTAATAAGAAAAGGTAGAAAATGGGTAGACAGTTTGTTGAAATCTTATAAAGTCCTTTATAATTTTGTATATGCAGAGAATCATACTGCTATAAAGTGGTTAGAAGCTCTCGGTTTTGTTTTTATAAAGTATCACGAAAAGTATGGACAACATGAAAAACCATTTTATGAATTTCTGAGGATTGCCTAAATGTGTTCACCTCTTGTTGCTTTATCTGCTGGTCTATCTGCATTTCAAGGGCTTGCTATGCGTAGTGCTGCACAAGACGCTGCCGAACAAGCATATCAAGTAGAAGTAGCAGGTATAGCTAATGCTGAAACTGATAAAAGAAATAAACAAGCAGCATTAATGGAGCAACAAAGTGATAAAGAAAAAATTTCTGCTCAAGATAAATTTGCTAAAACTATTGATGCCTTAAGAGCTAAAGCTGCACTCTTAGCTTCAGAAAGAGCAGGTCTAAGTTTTGATTTGATTTTACAAGATAATGAAAGACAAGCAGCAAATTATAGAGAATCTATTAGACAATCATTAGAATCAGCAAGAAGACAACATACAAGGTCTATACAACAGACAGAAGCTCAATATCAAAGTATAAGGAATCAATACAGAAGTCAAACACAACAAGCATATAACCAAATACCTTCTTTAGGATCAATATTATTGGGTGCAGCTTCAAGTGGCTTGCAAACTCAAATTGCCTTAAACGGATAAAACTATGTCATCAAGTTTTCAAAGCACTGCTTACCAATCGTTTGCACAACCAGTAGATACGTTTGTAGAACCTGTTAAGGTTTTGCCTAAAACTAATATGATGGCACTTGCCGAAACTTTAAAAGTAGTTAATCCAGTATTAGAAAAGTTTATAGAAACTAAAATTGACGAAAGAAGGGCAGAAATATCAGAAGAAGCAATGAATGATGCTTTAGATAGCTCAACAAAAGATTGGGCTGACGCATCTAAATATGTAAGAAATAACGGACTTTTTAGTGGTAATAGACTTTATAACAAGGTTTTTAAAAGAACAAAAGCTACAATTATAGGTGGTGGTTTAGAAAGTAAATTTAAAACTGAATACGAAAGTGCAACAGTAGATGGAGTACCTTTATCAAATTTTTCTTTAGATTCATTAGAGTTTTCAAATTGGTTAAACGAAACAAGAACAAATGAAATTAATGCTTTAGGTGATGTAGATAGTGATACGTTTAATAAAAAATTCTTTCCATATCTTATAAATGCCACAACTAAAATAACTGACATTCACGAAAAAAGACATGAGGAGTTTCAGGTAGAAAAATTAAAAATTGATGCTTCTAGTCTTGCTAAAAATATTGTACTTTTTCAAACAGCAGGTCCAGACTCAGATGAAGTTAGTAAAAAGAATTTTTTATTATTAACAGCTTCTATAGATCAATTTGAAAATGATATAAATAAATTAGGATTAAGTACAACAAATAGATCAGCTATTAATAAAACAATATTAGATACTCTTAGTGCTGAAGCAAAAAGAATTGGGTTTGATACTGGTGATGTAGATTTAGCTCTATCAATTTTTAAAAGTGCAGATCAATTCCCCTTTGGTCCTGGTGGAAAATTAACTTTATTAGACCACCCTGATTACGTTGAGATGGAGAATAAATTAAGAGAAGATGTTGAAGACTATACAGATAAATCAGATAGAAGAGACAGGGCAAATGCAAAGAGAGAGAAAGAAGAAGCTATAGAATTAGGTATGTTAAATGTTGCATCTTTATATGCAGCAGGGAAAGGAAAAGAAGCAGTTAGTTTATTAGAAGAATTACAAAGAGCAAACCCATTAATTGCAACAAAACTAGCTTCAAATGCAGCAGTTTTAGATGGTGATACAAATGAAAAATATGCTCAAATAATTTATAATATTAATGAAGGTAACTATGAAACATTATCAGATGCAAGAATAGCAGCTATGGCTTGGTATCTTGATGAAGGTACAGTTAAAAATGATCTTAATACAAGCAGATTAAATAGCTTAATGACTCTTGCAGGTACAGTTGATAAAGGAGTCTTAACACCTTTAAATAGTTATTTTACAACTTACGAAGGAAGATCTAAAAATTTACTTACATCAGATAATGAGTTAATAATATTTTCCGAAATAGGTAAAGAAGAACAATTAAATCTTGTAAAGATAAACCTAGAACAATTTAAACAAGAATTTAGAGAATGGAGATTATCTAATCAAAATGCAGGTACAGCACAGATTAATGCAGAATATGAAAGACTTGCAAAAATATATGATGCTAAATTATTAGCTAAATTAAAAGGACAACTAGACCCTTCAAGTGAACAAACTGACAATAATGCAGAATTTATAAATCAAAACCAAAGCGGACTTGAAGGAGTAGCGACAGATGGTGAAACTAATAACAATAACGAAACTGGTGATTTCTTTGGTAACACAAGTCTACCTTCAGTTGAATCAAGAGTTATTGCAGAACTAACAAGAATGGGAGGTATTACAAAAGAAAATAGAGATAAGTTGTTAGAAGAAGTAGTAGCAGAAAAAGCAAAAATGAACTTTACAAATATTGTTGGAAAGTCAGAAGCAGATCGAATAATTAGATTTTTACAAACAGGTGAGTATGGATATGGTAAAGATGGTCCTAGAGTTTATCAACCAATGAAACTATTGGTAGATACTGATAATTTAGAAGCTAGTGCTTTTACTGATGATGAGTCACCTACTACAGTTGAAGTAGAACAAGGAGATACTTTAAGTGAATTAGCAGATCAGTTTGGTTCATCAGTTCAAGCAATTATGGAAGCTAATAATCTTACTAACCCAGACATGATAAGAGTAGGGCAAGAGCTAGTTATGCCAATAGTCGAAAGGGTAAATATGAAAGAAGTAAAAAATAATCAAATAAAAGCATTGAATGTGATATTGAAAGATACAGACAAGACAAAAGTAATACCTCAACCTAAAATAGAAGATATGTTGTTAGCTGTAGGTTTTGAGCCAGAGATTGCTAAAATCATGGCTGCTGTAGCAATGGCAGAATCAGCAGGTAATCCTATGATTGATACAGTAAAATCAGGTTTAGATCCACAAAAGAAAAAAGAATTTTCTATAGGTTTATTACAACTAAATATGAAAGATGATAAAGACAGGTTGCTAGATGTGTTTGATATTGAATCTGAAGAAGAGTTATATGATCCTATTATTAATGTAATTGCAGCCAAGCGACTATATGATGAGCAAGGACTAGATGCTTGGGGTGCATACAAAGATGGCTCCTACAAAAAGTTTTTAAAGAACTAACATGACAGACTCAAACATCAATAATCTTCTAAACAATGAAGAGGAAGAAGAAAACAAAAAGATAGAAACACCAGAAACAGATGCTTTGTTTCAAAGTTATGATAATCAACCTTTGTCTTCTGTCAGTAAATTCATAAACAAAAGCCAAGCAGGTGTAGTAGATTTTTTTGATAATAAATTTTTAGGAGATCAAAGAAGTTTTGAAGAAATACTTGAAAACAGATCACGAATAATTAATGAAGCAAAAGAAAAAAACGAAAAGATTAGTGAAGAGATAACAAAAACAAAAACATCACAAGTAGTTAGAGGTGCTATAACTGGTCCTTTAAAAGCAATAAACGAAACTGTAGAGTTTGCAGATGATATATACGATTATTTAGCAGGTAATCCATACGACAATAACGACCTTATTGATTACAGTTATTTTGAAAGAGAAGATGATGGTGCATTTTTTCAGATACCACAAGCTATAACTCAATTCTTATTACCTATGGGGATCTTTAGCAAAGGTCTTAAAGGTATTAAAAACCCTTGGACAAGAAACCTTGTTGCAGGTTTTCTTACAGATTTTGTTGTAGAAGATCCATACGAACAAAACCTTTACAACATGGTTGATGAATATGAAGGTGCATTAGAACCTGTAATAGATGTATTAAAAATGCCAGCATCAGTATTTAAAGCTGATGATGATATATCTCCTATAGAAGCAAGATTTAGAAAAGCTTTTGGTGGTGCAGTTATAGGAGAAGTTTTAACAGGCTTGTCTGTAGCTTTAAAAGGTTTCAGAAATTCCCCTCTAGCTCCAAAAATAATATCAACTTTAGAACGTAAAAGAAAATTAAAGTTCAAAGATCTAGGTATTGATGAAGCTGGTAACGAATTACTAGATGAAAAAGTTATTGATTTAATAAAACCTTTAGAAACAAAAAAAGCACCAGGCATAGGAGATACGACACAAATACCAGAAGTCGGTGACAAAATAGAATCTACATTCAACCCAACCATAACTGGTGGTGGTGTTGAAGAACTTACAGATTATATATTAAATATTGCTGAATATTTTAAAAGCACAGATGAATTAGAACAATGGGCTAGGTCTGTATCTTTAGGTGATATGTTTACTGCTTCTCAAAGACAAACAAATGGAGAAGCTTTAGAAGCTGCTAGATTTTTCTTACAAGAATTTGGTCCTTTCAAAAAAACTACAAATGGCAAGATAATAAATAACCCAAGATATTTACCTGCTACAACTATATCAATTAATCAAATGATGAATAAAAATGGCGAAGCTGTTTTTAATTTGTCTGCTGCCTTGCATAATGCCATAGCTACAAAAAATGTAGATCTTATAAAAGAAATAAAACCAGCATTTTTAAAAGAAGTAAAAGTATTAAAAGGTCTTGTTTACTTAAATAAAGGAGTTGGTTCTTTAACATCACAAACTCTTGGTGCAAGAAGAATTGCAGGTGATTTAAGAGATACAGTAACAGATGCAAAAGATTTTGGTAGACGATCAAGAGGTACAGAAAATGTAAACAATATAAATAGAGATTTTGTTGAAAATGTAGGAGTAAGTGAGATAGATGAAACCTTTAATAAGATTTTTGATTTAGTAGAAAAAGGAGATCAAGAAGCAGCTTTAGCTTTAACAAGACTTACAAAATATTTAAACGTAGCAGGTGGTAATCCAGAAGTTATGAAACACATGATTAAGAAAGGATTACTTTTAAAAGGTGTAGAATTTACTAACGAAATATTTATTAACTCTATTCTTAGCGGTCCACCTACTCATATAGTTAACCTATTATCTACAAGTTTAAATACTTTATCAAAACCAATAAGTCAATCTCTTGGTGCTGCAAAAATTACTTTTAGAAAAGATATGGATATTTCTTTTGCAGATACACTTTTAAGTAGAAGAGATAATTTAGTATTTAAACCAGAGTTTAATACTGAAGAGTTTATAAAAGGTTGGAAACAACTTATATATATGGGCGAATCTTTAGGTGATGCTTTTAACATTGCTAGAAAAGCTTTTAAAGTAAATGAAAATATACTTGATAGAGGTGCAATGGTTTCAGATGCACAACGAATATCAAGAAATATAAATGCAGAAGATGTAAGAAATTTTGCAGATCAAAATATTATTACTAGAGGTACAGTAAAACCATTTGTTGATGTGTTTCTAGCTGATGCCTGGCTTCCTTCTATCTACAACAACTTCAGAAGAATTAATGGTTTTGGTTCTCGTATGTTGATTACAGAAGACGAGTTTTTAAAACAAGTAAACTTTAGAGCTTATGTAAAAGCAGAAGCTTGGGAGCAAGGAATAAGAAAAAATTTACAAGGAGAACAATTAAAAAAATATATTAAAACACAAACAGAGAAAGTATTTAAAATTGTTGATACTGGCAGCACTCAAAAATTACCTAAGAGTATTCAAGATATGTATAAGAAAGCTAAAAATTTTGCTGCTGAAGCTACATTTACAAAAGACTTAGACCCTAAATCTTTTAGTGGAAGAATACAAAATTTTGCACAACACCCTTATGGAAGAGTAGTTTTTCCTTTTGTAAGAACTCCTCTAAATATTCTTAAAACACAAATGAGATTTACGCCAGGAGTGAATTTATTTTTAAGTGAATACAGACAAGCACTTAGAAGTACAGATCCTAATATTGCTGCAAGAGCTAGAGGTGAAATGTATTTAGGAGGTGGATTTGCTCTTTCAGTTGGTTTGATTGCTAGAGATATAGAAAATCCTTTTGCAGAAATAGCTATGACAGGTGGTGGTCCTAACACAGTAGGATTTGGTGATTCCATAGAAGCAAATAGACAATTAGTAAAACAAAAAAAAGCGGAGGGTTGGCAACCATATTCCTTTAGATTTTTAGTAAGAGATTCAAATGGAGAGATAGTTTTAACAAAAAGTGGCAAACCAAAATACAAATACATTTCTTATAAAAGACTTGATCCTTGGTCTGGTACTTTTATGCTTCTTGCAGATTTTATGGACATAGAAGGACAGATAGGAAGTCAACAAACTAATGATATTGCTACTGCAATTACTGTGTCTATTGCAAGAAATCTTACAGATAGAACTTACATTAGAGGTCTTACAGAAGTTGCTGAAGCTATACATAATCCTTATGCTTTACAAACTCTACTATCAAGAAGGATTGCTAATATTATTAATCCTGTTGCTGGATTTGGTAGATCAGTTCAAAGAGCTACAGACAAAACAAAACTAGATACTACATATTATCCAGCAGACGAAGTAAATACAGGTATTAGACAAGTTTTAAATGAGTTAGCTAGAACAATACCTTTCTATAATGCAAACTTAGAACCTGATAGAAACTGGTTAACAGGTTCCGTTGTTGAATATCCTAGTGGTTTTGGACCTGATACTTTCGATATTTTAAATCCTTTTACTGCTACTAATACAAAAGATAATTATGTCCTTAGTGTTATTAATGATTTGAATATACCTTTGCAATCGCCCAAGAAATTCTTTTTCAGAAAACAAAGCATACAAGGTAGTGGTATTGAGCTTACAAGCAAACAATACGCAAGTTATATCAAATACTTGGCTTTTGATACAAAAATAGATGGTCAAAGGTTGATAGTAAATTTATATAAAAAATTAAATCAACCTGACATGAAAGCTTTTTATAAAACTGCTATGGGTGAAGGAGTTGATTCAACTAATCAAGATATTATGGTTGGCACTCAAGATAACGCAAGAGCTATAATTTCAAAAAATATTAAAAAAATAGTGGCAGACTATAAAGTAAAAGCAAGAAATGAATGGTTACGTTTACCAGAAAATAGAGAATTATTTAAAAAATATAGTGCTAATATAGAAGCAATTAACAATGAAACAACTAAAGCAACAGTTACTAATTTAGAAAAAATTAAAAACCTAGGAAATTAACTATGGCTACTAACACAACAGCTACTTCACAAACCCATAACGGAAATGGTAGTACAGCCACTTTTGCTATATCTTTTTCTTTCTTAGAAAATACTGAAGTTGATGTTACAGTTGGTGGTGTTCTTAAAACACTAGGCACACACTACAATATTAGCGGTTCATCAGTTACTTTTACTTCTGGTAATATACCTCCTTCTGGTACTGCAAATATAAAGTTTACTAGAGATACAAATATAAGTACAAAGAAAGTAGATTTTGCTGATGGTAGTGTTTTAACAGAAACAGATCTAGATAATAATAGTGACCAAATATTATTTGCTCAACAAGAGATTACAGATAAGTTAAATGGTATTGAAGATGGAGCTACAGGAGATCAAACAGCAGCAGAAATAAAAGCTCTTATAGCTACTAGCCCTTTAGATTTTAGTCACATTGGAACTAATGCAATCGTAGCGGATAAAATTGCAAGCAATGCAGTTACAGAGACTAAAATAATTAATAATGCTGTAACTCAAAGTAAGATTGCAAATAATGCAGTAATTGTAGATAAAATAGCTCCTGATGCAGTTAATGGTACAAAAATAGCTGATAATAGTATTGATTCAGAACATTATGTAGATGGTTCTATTGATACTGCACATTTAGCTGATGCTCAAATTACAGCAAATAAATTACAAGATGGTTCTGTTACTGATACAAAATTAAGTACGAACTCTGTAGTAGAAGCGAAGATAGTAGATGCTAACGTAACCGCAGCAAAATTAGCCAGTAATTCAGTAACCACAGCTAAAATTGCAGACAATTCAGTAACAACTGCAAAAATAGGTGATACAGCAATTACAGAAGCAAAGATAGCTAATAGTCAAGTTACTTCAGCAAAACTTGCAAGTAACTCTGTTACTAATGACAAAATTGCAGATGCAGAACTAACAACATTAGCTGGTATGCAATCAGGCACAGCTTCTAAACTTGCTGATAGCACAGCACTCACTTCTGATATTGCCGATCTAAACCAGTTAGATGGCATGGCAAAGCAAACTACTATAACTGATGATGATACAAAGTTTCCTACAAGTGGTGCTGTTGTAGATTATGTAAGTAGTCAGTTAGATGATATTGGTGGTTTTGAGTCTATAGCTAATGAATTATCATTTCCTAATACACAAGCACCAAATGGTGTATCTATAAGTATTGCTGATGCAGCAGGGTTAGTTGTTAGTGGTATCGGGCAAAGTACTACAGCTAGAACATTAAATGGTACACAGGTCACAATAAATAACATACCTTCTAATTTTCATAGTTCAACTGTAGCTTCTGGGGTTCGTTTTATTGTTACTTCTACAGGTAGTGGACAAATTTATAATTATCATAAAGCTACACTTGCAGAAAGTGATCTTGTAGGACTTAGTGGACAGATAAATGACTTTTCAGAAAGATATAGAGTAGGTTCTACAAACCCTACAAGTAACAATGACGCAGGGGATTTATTTTTTAATACAAGTACAAATAAATTATTAGTATATAACGGAACGTCAGGTGCTTGGGAAGAAGCACAAAGTATTGGTAACTTCTTTATATCTACACTTAGCCCTGCATTTGATGGCAGTACGCAAAACTTTACTATTACAAATGCACCTACAAACGCACAACAAATATTACTAATAATAGAAGGTGTTATACAAAAACCTAATGCTGGTACATCTACACCATCAGAGGGTTTTGCGTTAGATGGCAGCACAGTTAAGTTAGCTGCTGCACCTGCGGTTGGTGCAAGCTATCACGCAGTAGTAATGGGTTCTACTGTAAACATTGGAGTTCCAAGTAACAACACAGTTACTTCAGCAATACTGCAAAACGGATCAGTAACAAGTGCAAAGTTAGCTAATGACGCTGTTACAGCAGATAAAATAGGGTCGGGTCAAGTTACTGAAACTAAAATTGCAACTAACGCTATTACACAAACTAAGATTGCCGATAATGCAGTAATCGTAGATAAACTTCCAGATAATGTTATTGTTGCAGCTAAGATTGCAGCAGACGCAGTAAACGGAAGTAAGATAGCTGATGACTCTATTGATTCTGAACATTATGTTGATGGCTCTATAGATACAGCCCATATTGCTGATGATGCAGTAACAGCAGATAAGTTAGCTAACTCTATAAACTCAGCTATAGCTGCTAACACAGCTAAAGACCTTACAGCTTTAAGTGCTAGTAATTTAACATCTGGAACTGTACCTGATGCTAGATTCCCTGCTACATTACCCGCAGTTAGTGGTGCAAATTTAACTAATCTTCCTGCTAGTGGTAAAGCAACAAACCTTGCCATGAACGGAGCAATGGAATTATCTCAACGGGGAACGTCATCAGATGTTTCAAGTACTGCATTTGGATGTGTTGATAGGTATCAATTAGAAGTTGCTGGTTTAGATAATGCAATAACAATGGCACAAGTTGATGTTGCAAGTGGAGAAACACCTTATACTTTAGGTTTTAGAAAAGCACTTAAATTAACAAACGGAAATCAAACAAGTATAGGCAATACGGATACTGTAAGAATATTACACAAGATAGAAGCACAAGATATTGCAAGCTCTGGTTGGAATTACAAATCTTCTTCTAGCAATATAACTTTATCTTTTTGGGTAAAATCTAGTGTTGCACAAAGTTTTAAAGTATCTCTTATTTCATGGGATGGAAGTGCCAGAACTTATGTCTTTGACACAGGTTCTTTAACTGCTAATACTTGGACTAAAGTAACAAAGACAATCTCAGGAAATTCAAATGTTACTTTTGACAATAATAATGACAAAGGCTTGCAAATCAGTTTTCATCAATATTTAGGAACAAACTACACAGCAAGTAGTGGATATATAGAAAATCAATGGAACGCTTATCAAAACCCACAAACACCAGATCAAACTAATACTTGGTATGACACAGATAATGCAACATTTGAGCTTACAGGAGTTTTATTAGAAGTAGGAGATTCAGCTAGTGATTTTCCGCATGAATCTTTTAATGAAACTTTATTGAAATGCAAAAGATATTGCCATGTTGTAGCAGCACAAGACTACTCCCCTCTTGGCATAGGTTTTCAGTATTATTCTGGAACAATATTTATAACGTATGGACCTATTGATATGAGAACGACACCTACAATGGTTGCTAAAGCTCTTGGTTCTGGTCAATACGTTTATGAAAAAGTATTTAGTAACTCCCCAGAATATATACATCAAATATCACTTGATAGTAAAACTAAAAAAGATCATGCAATGTTTAGCATGAGTGGTACTGCTAGCAGGGCTGGTGAAGCAGTTAGATGTGCGGTTCATGCTTTTTCATTGCAAAACAATGAACCTTTTGTTTACCTTGATGCGGAGCTTTATTAAACTATGGCATATCCAACAAACCCAAAATATAAATTAATAAAATCATCTATGGATGATACTAAAATTGATAGAGTTGAAACTATGGATGGAGATTATAGAATTGTATTTCTTATGGTAGATGGCAATAGGCATTACGAAGAATACAAGAAATGGGTATCATTAGGTAATACACCAGAGGAAGCTGACTAATGCCTTTAACACAAGTTTCATCAAGACTTATAGAGGACACTCTGAGATACGTCTTAGGTGCTAATGGTACAAGTGACTATACATTTACAGGTAAAGGTCTTACAGGTACAGTAAATGACCCTACGTTAACTCTTAGCAGAGGTCATACTTATGTTTTTGAAAATAGAAATAGTGCTAATGCACACCCTTTCTATATAAAAACCAGTATTGCTAATGGTGGTACTAATGATGCTTATAACACAGGAGTAACAAACAATGGTGGTGCAGGTGGTACAGAGATAGTCTTTACAGTACCGCATGATGCACCTGATCTGTTGTACTACCAATGCAGTAGTCACAGCAATATGGCTGGTCAGTTAAAGATTGCTGGTGCTGTAGCAGATGGAAGTATTACAGCAGCTAAATTAGGTAATGGTTCAGTAACCGCAGATAAAATTGGATCGGGTCAAGTTACTGAAGTTAAACTTGCTACAAATGCAGTTACACAAACTAAAATCGCTGACAATGCAGTTATTGTAGACAAACTGCCTGATAGTGTAATTTCAACTGCTAAGATTGCAGATAACGCTGTTACAAATGCAAAGATAAACGGCATGGCTGCTTCTAAATTAACAGGAGCCTTACCTGCTATTAGCGGAGCAAATCTTACTGGAATAACTGCTGGCATAACAGAAGCAGACCAATGGAGAGTAACTTCAGATTTCACTATGGGTACATCCGCAGCAAATATTACTTCAAACTGGGAAAGAAATGATACAACTTTTGACAAAATAGGTACTGGAATGTCTGTAGATGGTAGCACTGGACATTGGACTTTTCCTTCAACAGGAATATGGTTAATACAAGTACATTGGATTGGTGAAAGATCTACTGGAGCTACTCATTGGGGTTATCATTATATATTTGGAATGAATGATGGCAACCAATCTAATGGGTTTGAATTGGCAAAATCATACATTGGTAATGCTGCTAATAACAATAGAAATACTGCATTTATGCAATGTATGTTTGATGTTACAAATACAACAACCCATAAAGTTCTTTTTGGATACTATGACTATTATGTGGGAACAACAGTTTACAAAGGTAATACAAATAAAAACGAAAACTCTTACACATTTATAAAATTAGGAGAAACTTAATATGTCAAACCCTGTAACAGGCAGACCAGACCACATTCAAGATTATCTTATTCGTGTTCGCACAGGACAATGGTTCGGTTGGACAGATAGTAAAAATAAAATCTATGCAAATCTTGTAGTGCATGACGGAGGTGCAAAACCTAGCGAAGCCGATTGTACTAACGGATTGAAAGCATTACAAGATGCTTGGGATTTAGAAAATAATTCTTATAAATCTAAAAGAGCAGCAGAGTATGCTTCAATACCAGATCAATTAGATAAAATTTATCATTCTGGTATAGACGCTTGGAAGGCAGATATAAAAAAAATTAAAGACAAGTATCCAAAACCTAGTTAGTGGAAATACCAGAGATTAATCTGCCTGATACAGATTATATTCTTGTACCGCCTAGAACAATTTTTTATCCACCTGTGGCAGAGATTCCATATCTAGACCCTGTACTTCTTCCAAGTTTGGAGCAGGTAGAGTCGGGTTTGGGAGGTCAGGAATCTTCTGCTGAAGAAGATAAAGCATCTTCAAAGGAGGAAGAGTTACAGCCAACACCAGAAACAATACCGACAAACCTGCCAAACACCAAAGAAACTTTATCAACTGAAGAACCTGTAGCTACATTTAATATACCATTTATAAACTATGAATTTCCAGTGCCTTCGCCAGAGGTGATTGCATCAAGTGTCATAGCATCTGGTGTTAGTGCTACTGCTGCGGTTACAGGTTCAATAGTTTTGCAAAGCGTTGTTAATCAACTTAAAAAACTTATGACAAAAATATTTAAGAAAGTTCTTAAAAAAGAGGTCGCAAATGTGAAAGAAAAGATGGATAATAATAAAGGTAGCTAGAGTTCACATACCTGTACTATGTGGTGTCTAAACTAGCTACTTAAATTTTTCTGCGTTGGCTTTTACATAACTTCGTATATTGATTACATCATTGCAAATATATGCGAACTTAGACTCAGGGTTTATCATATAGCCACTTGCGTGAAGCTGACTACATTTCAAAACACGAACTAGCTGTTTATCATGCACTTGCTTGTCTAGTTCTTCTTTGGCTAGGTCTAGCTTTACTTTTGCTAGTTCAGAACACGTTTCATTATTAGTTCCTAGCGGTATCATAAAACTCATTTGAAATCCCCAACCTTCATTGATACTATAGGTTTCACTTTCAGTATTCTCTGCATCATTACCTGTATAAAAAGGTGTAAATGCCATAGTAGGTTGACTACATATCACGTTTCCAAACTGTAGCTTACCTGTCATTCCATTATTAACATTCATGTTCTGATTGATAATACTAGAATTACCAATCGCATTAGG